TAGTCGTAATTGGACATATTGGTCCTTCTCCCTATTCGTTAGTTGAATTTCGCAGGCCTCATATCAAACTGGGGAATCTGATATGGCTCCTACTCCTGGTTTTGTTATCACTCCAACGGACCAGTCGCTCCGTTGGCAGGCTTTAGAATTGGCCTTGGCCCATTGCGCGTTCTCTACCGAGAGCGCCCTGTGCTGCACCTGCTGAACCTGAGAACGATGCTCGTTCTAGTTCAGTTAGTTTTCTACGTTGCTTGGCTGCTTCTTCAGCGCCAGCAAGTCCGAACACTTCTTGTTCTGCTTGTGTCTGTCCGTATGGACCAGTCTTGTAAATATCTGCAAGTACGCCAGCACGTGGTACTACGCTAGCGATAGTCTGGAATCCTTGTTGCGCCTGATCCTTGGTAACACCATACTGAGCAAGTTCTTCAGCGCGAGTAACGCCAGTCTGAAGTCCTTGAGCAATCGCTGCTCCACCAATTTCAGCTGCAGTAATCTTGCGCTTGATGCCTTCAAGACCCTTCTCTGGGTCAAGGGTATAAGCCAAGATATCTGAGTTAGTAATGTCTGGGTAAAATTGCTTGAGCGCTGTGCTTACCTCTGGGTTAGCGTTAATAACACGCTTCTGTGCTGTAGCAATGCGGTCTTCTAGTTCGACTGCAGATACATCGTTGGAGATAAACTTCTCAAATCCTTCTTGACGACCCATATCACCACGTGTGTAGTAACTAGATGGAAGTCCATAGTTACGCATAATGTTCTGATACTGGTCCTCAAGACCAATGTACTCGGCTTCAGTTAGAGCAGCAAGGCCCTTAGCAATACGTGATGCGTTAGCAGCAAAGCGCTTTTTATAGGCATCTGTATCACGTAGACGTAAAGTAAATTCTGCTGGAGACATACCTTGTTGAATAAACTGCTTTAGTGGTTCTACCAAAGCGCCCATTCCATATTGAGCAAACTGGGTAAATAGCAAGTCGTAGGCAGACTGTCCTGCACGACGCTTCTCTTCTGCAATACGTGCTGCTTCTTGACGAGCAAGTAGGTCTGCAGCGGCTGTACCGCCAGCGTCTCCACCGCCACCACCTCCAGCAGCAGCGAGTTCAAGATTTGCTTGCTGTAAGTCTCTACGAGCCTGTGTTGCCACATTTCTATCTTCAGCAGTTGCTCCGCGCAAATCGCCTGCAGATAATCTCTGCGGGTTTGTTGCAACTTTTGCGACTTCTTCTAAGTTAGTAAGTTGTTCTGTTCTTTTACCAAGGCGTGCAAGCAGTTGTTCAAATGGGTCTTTAGACCCTGCTTGACCAAAAGGAGTCGGGGTTGGGTCTGGTGTATATCTACCTGTTAACGGATCGTATGCCATCGTTACCCCTGGAATCCGAAGTCACGCAGCACCTTTAGCGCTACATCTGATACTTCTTCTTTTGCTTGGTTTGTATACTGCCAGCGTGGGTCCTTGCGGAGTTGACGCTGGAATTCATAGAGCGGAACTTCCTTATCCCCTGCTACTGCAGAACGCAGTACTGGGTCATTAAGGGTAATTGTTTCTGGGCTAATCTCTAGTACAGATGACATCAAGTTCTTGTATGGTGCATAGACTGCTTCTAGGTCAACACCATTATCAAGTAATGCTGCGACGTTCTGAGGCATACCAATCTTGGCTGCTCCACGAATAAGACGCTTGTATGTCTCAATAGACTCGCCCTTATCAATGTTCTGTAACCATTCGTCAAGGCTTGCGCCAAAGGTTTTATCTAAATCAAGACCATTCGCTACAGCAACTGCTTGCAGTTTTGCGTAGTTGTTGCCTGCTTCACCCTTGCCAGTTGCACTAATCTTACCTCTTACAAGGTTACGTAGTTGAACTGGGTCATTTTCGATAGCCTTGTCATAAACCTGTGTTGCTAGATTCTCTATCTCAGCGTCGGTAATATCTGCACCTGTTGAGACTGCATACTCAGCTAATGCTGCAGCAGCGCTTTCAATACCACGACCATAGGCTGTGCTTGATTTTGCCAATGCAATCTTGGTTTCATCACCTTTAGCGTCTTTAATTAACTTATCGTAAATCTTCTTTTCTTGGACACGCTTAGTAAGGTCTGGAGCCTGTTGCTTAATAGTTGCAAGTTCCTGCTTAAGAGCAGGTGTCTTGCTAATCTGGTCAAGGATAAACTGGTTTGTATCCAGCGCTGTGTACTGGATTCTAGTTTTCTTGCCCTTAATTGTTGTCTCTTTGTAAGAAGTAGGGTTATCAAGTTGAGCCTTCTTAAGAGCAGGATAAAGAACTTTAATCTCAGCAGCTGTAGCGTCACGACCAAGAGACTGTTGGAATACATCATTGATAGCACGCTTTGCATCTGTTGCGCTAGAGACTACTGGATAGTCCGTGATAGGCGGGATATTTCCAGCGCCTTTTGCTCCATCACCAGTGCGGCGAATCTTGTAATAAGTAAGGCGGTCAATATCTCCAGCAACTGGCTTTAATTGAGCGATTTCTTTCTCAGCATCAATAATAGCATTCTGAAGTTCAAGAAAATCTTCTATCTTTCCGCTAGCGTTTCCACGAAGGAAGCCAGCATTTTTAAGATCCTTTGCAATGGTAAGACGTGTCTTCTCATCTGCACTATAGAGATTCTTAAGAAAATCCGTTAAGGTTACTACCTTTTCTGCCACTTTAGTCTCCTAGTAATCTTCCAAAGAGTACGTTGTAAGCACTCAAAGTGTTTTCGTTGAACTGAGATAGTTCACGCATCTTGATAATAGTTCCTTCTTTTTCTGAATCCTGCAGAATACTTGTGCCTGAGAACTGGCTAAGAGCCTCATAGTTTTCCTTGTAAGATACGTAAAGGTCATTCATCTGCTTTAATACATCAAATGTCTTTGGGTCTGCCTTACGAGCAGACTTATCGTTAAGCATTTGCTGTAGGTCATCAAGTGCTCGCTGGCGCTCAATAGCCTTTCTTCCACCCTGTGCTAGTTCTTCTTGGACTAATGGACGGAAACTCTTAAAGTTCTTAGCCCAGTCGTTCCATTCTGCACGAAGTTGGCTGCGCTCGAAGTCTGTGCCTACGCTCTCAAGATTAGTCTCGTACTCGTTCTTTTTAGCGTAGTAAGTCTGCATATCTGCTGCAGTCTGTACTTCACGTAGGAAGTCTTCAACACGCTTGTTCTTGCGAAGACCCATATCTGTCATAGTCTTGTAAGCATTCCAAGAATATCCGCTCTTGTGAGGGATAAGGAATGCAGCTGCCTGCGGGTAAGACTTGAATAGTTCTTCGTTCTTATCAACAAACTTGCCTGATTCTTCCGCATAACGGAAGTATGCAACAGTTGAACGCTCTGATTCAGAGATTGTAAATGGAATCTGGTCTGGGAAAAGGCGTACCCATTCCTTCATAGCTGTGTCGTAATCACCAGCACGATCTAGTAATCCATACCAAACCTGCTTAAAGTTTGCCTTACCATTCTCGCGTACCCAGTCAGCCATATCTGACTTAAGTTGTACAGTTGGTGTAGCAGGCGCTGTGAATCCATACACAACACGCAAACCAAGGATTGACTGTGCTACGTTGTTAAGGCGTTCGCGGTACTTCTCTAAATCACCCTGTGTAGGTGGGATTGGATTACCTTCTGCGTCAAACTTTTGTGGCAATCCGTTGCCTGATGCCTCAAGATATGTCATAGCCTTACGCATTGCTGATGCGTACTGACCATCACGCTCATCTTTATTCATCGCTTGGTAAATACGATTGACGTGTGCTGGTAGAAACGCAGATACGAAAGATTGGTCTACTGCATACTTACCAAGGCTGTACTGTGTGATGACATCTGATGCCCCTGGAGATGCGTAATCCATTAGGTTTGCTAAAACCTTGAAAGATATACCAGAAACTGGACCAGCAAATGTAGGAACCATAGACTCTGGGTTCAAAGATGGAGTAATCATCTTAATCTTTGCACCAAATTCAACAGGCATAGGCACCTTAAACTCTGCTGGCACGCCAAATGCTGTCATTACACCTTGAACTGCCTTGTAAACGTGTTCAGTTCCTGGGTATACAAAGTATGCTTCGCCCTGATCGTCGGTTTGTACCCAACCTGAGTGTGTAATTCCTTCGTATGTAAGCTGAGCACGACGGATTGACTCTGGGTTGTAGCGTACGCCACGATATAGACGACGATAGAAGTCTTCGGTAGCACGATAGAAGCGTGCAAAGTTACGGATTGAAAAGGCAAACTGGCTTTGCACTGCAGGATTATCTACATAAGCAAGTACCTGTAGGCGTGCTCTGTCTTCAGCAATCTCAGCTAACTTCTTCTTGGCTGCAAGTTCTGCTTTTGCCAAACCTTTTTCGTCTGTAAGACCACGCTTGTAAGATGCAATGAATGCTTCTTCAAATCCTGATGACTTAAACTGCTTACGGATCTTGATGACCTCTGCAATAACCATAGGCTCACGTGATAGACGTGCGTTAGCGTTACCTAACCAGTCCCATCCCCACTCCATCAAAGATGCTGTGTAGTTACCTGAGTCTGATATTGATACAAGTTGTGGTCCTACGATGTAATCAGGTAGGTCTACGTTAGATGTTGGAAGATCATCTATCCCCAAGTCTCCTGAAATGCGGTATGCACCAGTCTCTGGGTCTAACGCACGGACCTTGCTAAGCAAGTCCTCGTTAAGAGTAACTCCATCACGCTTTACAAATAGTTGCTTTGCTGCATCATAGATGCGCTTAGCGTGTTCTGCTTGGCTAATGCCACGTTCTTCAATACGAGCCTGTGACATAATCTCTGGATTGTTTTTCATCCAGTCCATAATCTTGATAAGGGCTTGTCTTTCACCCTCTGGAGTTATAGCAAGATTTGCTATAGCAATGCCACCAAGTTTATCGTTGGCATAGTAGCCAATACGCATAATCCAAGCGACTAAAGACGCCTCGTTAATAACATCTGGCTTGATTTCCTCAAAGCCTTTTTTACCTTTAGCACGACGGAATCCAGCACCCATATCGTAAGTAAGTTCTGCTGTACGAACCTTGTTCTTACGTGTATGTGCGATTGTCTTACTGTATTGGTCAATACCAGTGAACGCATTACGCCCACCTTCTACGACATCTGCTAAAGCATTATCGAGGTCGCCGTATAGAATCTGTTCAGATAGAAGTTCTCGGTCTTCCTTGGTTAGTTTGCCAATACCAATGCGCTTATAGAAGCGTGCCATCTTGCCTTCATTAAGAGCTTGTGCTGTTATCTGGCGAACTGTCTTAATATCACCAGCTGCTTCTTCAATTTGCTTAGCATAGTTCTCTGCTTCAGACTTATTAACAAAGCGCAGTACTGAACCCAATGGATTTGCTGCCTTTTTGTCAAACTTAGTTAATCCCTTTTCCATCTGGCGAGCAGTACGCAAGCGAGTAGAAAGGTTTCTTCCGCTTACTAATCCCCAAGGAGATTCACCGATAGCAAGGTGTACAAGTAAATCTTCTGTTGCGTTACGAAGTGCATAACGTGGACCAGCAAGAGTCAAGAATGACCAGTAACCTGTCATCTTGTCTACCCACTCTGAATGAGCAAATCCAAACATACGCTGGATAAGACCTGATCGTGCAGATAGTCTGTCAATATCCTTGACGCTAAGAGTGGTTACAAAGTTAGAAAAGTCAGATGGGATAAGACCGATAGACTCACCATCAGGGAGCATTGATGGGTTATATCCATCAGCATTACGTGCTGCGTAAACAGCATTGGTCTTACCTAGAGCCTTCTGAGCAACTTCACGTGCTTCTTTTGTAGCACCAGCACCGCGAATATCAAGAATAGTTCCCTGTAGTCCGTAGAAGATTTCCTTCTTGCGACCAACTGGAGAGTTGTCAAAAGCCTGTGCAATAAGTTTAGATTCACGCTGTGGCAATGTAAGTCGAGCCAACTGGTATATCTTGGTACTTGCATCTTTTGCAGTTACATCTAGTACGTCACCATCAAAGAATGGGATGTTCTCAAAGCGACGCTTGAATCCATCAATGCGCTTTTGAATCATTGCTGTTGATAAACGTGCAACACCCCTAGACTTAGCATCTGCTTTAACGATATTAGAAATTACTTTCTGTCCGTTAATAAGGGTTTCAGCTACACCATCATCTGTTGCTGGAGCACCAAAGAAAAGATTGTCCACAAACTTAGGACCGATGCGGTCTAGGTTAAATACCTTATTGGCTGCAGTTGCAATGTTAACGCGAGTTTGGCGAGCCACATCAAGGCGTGGTATTAGCACACGCTTGCGACCTATAGAACCCTTAAAGATTTCTTCTGTCTGCTTAGCGTTCTGAAAGAATGCCTTTGCTGTTAAAGCATCAGTAACTGGTACATCTGCTTTTAAGAATGAATTAACTACAGCAGGTCCAAATTCTGGGGCAAGGCGCTTAAGGTTATTAGTAGCAGCAACTGCCTCTACTGTATTTCCAGCAGACTTAGCCTTGTTAAGTTTATCTAGTTCAGCGCCATAGGTATTCCAGAAGTTTGCTACCTTTGGGTTAGCAAATACTTGGTCAACCTTATTAGACCCGATAACAACATCAAGAGCATACTTCTTTGCATCTAAGACGCGCTTTATCTTACCACCGATAAGTGTTGGGTCTGCAAGGATTCTATATGCTGCATCAATAGTTCCAGAGATTGGCTTATAGAAAAGACCAGATCCTTCTAGCTGTTCAGGCAATACAGCATTGGCAGCTTGGCGTCCTGGAGAGAACTTGGCAGCGTTGACTGCATCTAGTACATCCTGAAAACCTGAAGCGTTAAGGTCATCTGTCTTGAAACCCTTGTAAGCAATTCTTGCTACTTGCTTTTCTTCTTCAGTACCTTCAGCAATAATCTTGTCTAGGCCTTCACCTGAAGCAATGCGAGTTGCTACATTTACCTGTGCATCGCCATACTTCTTGCGTGCCTTTTCAATTCTGTTTGAATCAAAGACTTTATCGCCTTTATCATTGGCTGCATCCCAAGCTGCTTTAAGTCCAGATAAACCTTTGTACTGGTTTCCCTTTTCTGCATCTTCAAGCACGTCTGCCATTGCGTATGTACGATAAGCACGTGTTGTAAGGTCTGATAGTTCTTGAAGACCTGAAAGTAACTTACCGCCCGTATAATGCCAAGTAGTACCAAGCCAACCGCGTGATTCTGGCTCTTCGCCAACGACTCCCTTGAGAGCATTCTGTTGGGCTGCAGTCTTAGACTTAAATTCTTGTGTTGCCACATTTGCTGGAAGGTTGCTTAACTCTCTGTGCACACCAAGAGTTTTATTGAGAGCTTCAATTTCAGCACGTTCAGCATCACTTAAACCGGCAGCAAATGCTGCTGCATTTAAGTTATCAGCCATTAGTCACCCCGCGCTAGCGCTTGTTGGTATAAAATTCCGATTTCACCTGTAGTATCAAATGGCAACATCTTCGCCAAAGTATCTGAGGTCTTCACTGTTTGCTTTGCCATCATAAGTCCTTCTGGACCTACGCCACCACCCATTGCAATACCTGCAGTAATAGGTTCATCGGGACGCTGTGATGGCGCAAATAGTGGTACTACTTCTTCAGTCATAGCAGCTTCACGTACTGATGCTGCTGGTGCTGGTCGCACATCTGGTGTGGTAGCAAGCATTGCGCCAGACTTAATGGCTGCAGTTTCCTTGCCTTCCCCGTATGAGGTTGAACCCATATCAAGTTTATCTGTGCGTACAGAATACTTACCTGGACCTGACGCACCCGCTAACGGATTCATTGGCGCTGTTGTCATCGGTCCTCCTCTAAAGTCTCTAGGTCTTGCGTCATCTGTTCCCACGCTTGTGATTCATCAACCTTGCGGTTGGCGTGGTAAATACTTAATTCTAATAATGATTCAAAAAAGTTTGTTACTACACTTGATAAATTTGCTACGAACTCAGCAAACAATACTAAAAAGTGTGTAGGGCGTACGGGAGGTGGGACTCTATTGGTTCCATTATTCATCCCGTACACCCTTCACTTATTAAGCCTTCTTGCCTTTGCGAGCTGGTCCAGCGAAACCGAATTTAACTTCGCCGCCTTTTGGCTTTGGAGCCTTAGTGTCAACCTTAACTGGTTGTACTGAAGCCTTTGCCTGTGATCCCTTGTTCATATTTGCACCTCCTTCGGTTACGCTGCGCCGGTGATACCGGCTAGTAGTGTCGCTATATCGGGTTTCTGACCAGCAGCAGGGGCCGTACCAGCTTGTTCTTGTGGAGGTTGCTGCGAGGCAGGAGCGGGGGCCGCACCTGCTGCTGGAAGTTCTGGGCCACCCATAGGTGGCATTGCCATTTCTGGCTGTGGTTCTGGTGCAAAGACCTTCTCCACGATTGATTCAAGTGCTAATCCTTTTTGACGACCCTTGATAACCTCTGCGATACGAGAGACAATCTGTGAAGGGTCTTGCCCTTGTGCAGCAAGTGCAGGTATCGCCTGTGCATACTGGGCCACACTAACGCGAAGAGCGTCACGCATTTCTTCAATATCAACACGCTGTTCCTCCTGTGTGACGTTGAGGTCCATAGGAATCTCACGACGTACATAGTCGCGGGACACGAGCTTGTCTGAGCGCATCTGAAGAAGTGCGATGATTGCACGCGATGGGTCCATACCAGACATAATGCCGTAACGGACTTCAACGCCATACTCACCGCGAATGTCACGACCAGGTGTGTACTTCAAAACGTAAGGTGTTCCATCCTCAGAACCCTTGATTGTTTTCTGTACTTTGTTAAATAACTTCTCGTCTACTTCAAAACATAGGCCGATAAGATCGCCAAACATTCTAGCGAATTGGGCTTGCGCGGATTTAATCTGAGTATCAAATCCAGCCTGCAGTTCTTGAACACCACGACCAGTAATAACGCTTGCGTTGATTTGTCCCGAACGGGATTCAGGGTAACGAGCGCCAAGCCGTAGTTCACGTTCTAGCACTCCCGACTCTGTAAAGACTCCTGGTGGTAGTTCTAAACCTACACGACGGATGTTCTGTGGCTGAGATGAACGCATAATTGAATCTGGACCAAGAGCAAGTTCTTGCACATCCTGTGGGATAGCAATAGGTGCTTGGATAGATTTTTCTGCGGCTTGAATCTGCAAGATAGCAAAACGAGCACGAGCAAGCTGTACTGCCAAGACATCATCGAACTGACCACGTGCTTGACCATCAAGAGATGGACGCATAGCAACGTGTACTAGACACTTACCTACTGGGTTAGGTGTACGTACAAGTGTAAGGTTCTGACGCTCTGGTAGGAAGATTAAGTCTTGCTCAGCGTCGTGGTAACGAATCATTGTGATGTATGGGTTACCAGGCTGGAAGTTATTCTTCTTGTAAATCTGTTCTGCAAACTCTGGGTACTGGGATGCAAGTGTTTCTGTATCAGTATTCATTACCTGAGTCAAAGAGACTACGCGACCAAAGCGGTCAAGCTCTGGGTAGCAACCCCAAGGGTTGAGTAGGCGCATACGTGGATTGTTAGAGTCGTAGTCCATCTCGACCATACCAATCATCATTCCGTATGTGTTGTACCAGTCAGCACCTTCATACATCTGGAGCTGTAACTCTGATACGCCAACATAGAAGTTAGCAATACGGGTACGTGTATCTGCTGCCTTACGTGCTGAATCTGAAACCATATTAGATGCAGAGCAGTTAAAGGATGGCAGTGGTGCCATTGCTTCTGCTAGGTCACGGGCTGCAACGTCAATAAAGTTTGCAACTAGCGGCTTAGGATAATCCTCGGAGAACATCGAAGGATAGACCTTTGATAGATCTCCTTGACGCACCGAAAGGACGTCGCGCATACGCTGGTCGCGTGCTGCGAATTTGGTCTGCAGGCGACCTAACTTAGCGTTAACTTCTTTTGGTGTTAGCAATGGGGTTCCTTAAATTACTTAGTAGTTCTGCGTTGTCTTGGAGTTAAACCAATTCCCGCATTTTGAAATGCTTTTATTTGATCTAAAACTTTTGAGTTTTTTCTCATAAGTGGGGTAACTTCCATTTTTGCTCTTAAAGCAGCGGCTGCTTTTTCTGCTTCTCCAATGGTCATTTTTTTACCTTGAATTTCTACAACTTTTGCTTCACGTTTTGCAATCTTTTTTGCTTCTTGAGCAATAATTTTATTTCTTTGTGCTTGTGTCATTTTAGGTGAAGATGCTTTACCGCCACCTGATCCGCCACGTGAGCCGCCGCCGACTCCCATTTCACCGCGACTTGATATTGCCATAGTTATCTCCTTAGACGAATGTTTTATTGGCTTGAGCAAGCATTTCGTCTATGTTGACTACTACTCGCTTTCGTTTCTCAGCTGATGTGAGGAACGGATTCTTCAGGTGGTGCGTTGCGTACTGACCATAGTTGAGCATCTCGCGTGCTCGGATCTCACAGAACCAGAGCGCCATTACCATATCGGTCTTACCCTTAGTAGTTGGCGTCCAGGTAATCAACTGCTCGATAAGAGCCTTGACGTTTTCTGTCTGGTCACTCGGTAGGTGTATCAAGTTATCTCTATGGTGCTTGCCGTCAAACTGCTTGGTACCAAATAAGGTAGCCATAGAAGCAACACCGAATCCTGAGTCCCACTTGTTAGAGCCTGTGTGGTGTTCTTTGAGTAGAACGCCACGAGTTGCTAGGTGCTGACGGATTCCTTCATCTTGAGTAAGGAAGGCTTGGAAAGCGTTCTTCTCAATAATCCACTCACTAGGTGAGTAGAGCGAAGTCCAGTTAAGAATAATGTCACGGATCTGCTGCGGTGATGGGCGCGTAATCTTTAGAGCATCTACGATGTATCGCTTAGATGTAGCGCGGTCAATGGCATAACAGATAGCGGCTGTATCTCCAACGATAGCTGGGTCCATACCGCAGATAAATGTAAAACCACTTAAGTCTTTGGGATGGCCCGGATGTCCTGGCTCAAGTCTGCCGGACTTACGCATTCCATCAATAGAGCCACGTACACATACTGGGTCAAAGGCTGCGTTCTCGGATACATCCTGCTGCTGGTATACCAAGGCCCAGGTAGACGCATCCATAGCCTGACGTTCGTTATAGAGGTTACGTCCTGACCAGCGAGGGTATAGACCCTCTTCAGTCTTCTCAGCCTCAGTCTGTCCATCAAAGGGCATATCAGATGCTGGCCAGAGGGTAACCCACTTGTCTGGGTTCTCGTCCGCTTCTAGAAGCGCTGGCATCGCTAGATACTTCCAAGGAACTAGCCCACCTGGGTATCTATCTTCCTGACGCAGTTCTCGGTAAAGGTCTACGGAAGATACACGTGTACCAATCACAATCAACTTACCTGTAGGGTTAAGACGGGATCTAACATCCTGGGTAAGCCAGCGAATCTGCTTCTCAAACTCGTTAGCGTTCTTGAGCGTTACCGCATCGTCTACAATAATCATATCGGCACGCTTGCCGTAAATCTGACCGCCGATACCGACTGCCTCGATGTTCGGGTCCTTTTCAGAGGACTCACGGAGTTCATCACCGAAGGTGACGCGGGTAGCCTGCCACGAAGCTGACTTAGAGTTAAACCCTACGCCAGCAGCGTACGCAGTCTGTAGCGCTTCATACATTGGGTGCGTCAGGCGTTGCTTGATGGCGTAGAGAAAGTCTGCAGCGAGCTGCTGCGTTTGCGAGACTATCAGTACTCGAAAGTTCGGGTTGCGGCAAACCTGCCACGTTACATAGTCCACAGTAATTGTGATGGACTTGGCGTGGTTCGGCGGGATGTTAATAAGTACGCGGTTTGAGGCAAGGCCCGGTTCATACTTCATAGAAGGGTGTAGCCACCCTGGTTCGCGTCCTTCAATCACATCTACCAAGTTCTGCTGATGCGGGAAGGTGCGACTATGTAGGAACCTCTGGCGAAACTCTGCGAAGGTTAGATCGTGGACATCGCCTGAGGCGAAGGCTTTATCTTTCAGGCCGAGACGAGTTCGGTCTACCTTATCCGCGAATTGCTTATCGGTACGACGATAGTACTCATAAGTCTTAATAGACTTACCAGCGCTGCCACAGGCAGCCTCTATCGTCATACCTTCTGAGACACACCCAAGAATAATTCTCTTGGCTATGTCTGCTGAATTTTCTGACACGTAATCTCCTAAAATAAACGGGCCGAAATCGGCCCTTCGTTATACCCAGGAGGAAGTTTCATTTATACCAAGCTGGGTATAGATAGAACTATCCCAACTAAAAGGCGCCGCCAGCGTCGGGCTTGGCGCCCGAACGAGCCACAGCGAAGTGAGGGGTAAGTCTCGCTTCGGCCTAGGGGCCTACGCGAAGGGTTCCACCCGTAGCGTACGGGTCGTAAACCGGACCTATCCCCGCTTTACTCCCCTACTATATATAAGGCAGGAAATTTAGACCATTTACCGCTTTCTCGGTGTGACGTTGGTTACACTTACTATAACCGCAGGTCAGACGGCATATTCTCGGATCTCACTTTAGCAAATATATTTTGTGCGGGAGTATTAGGACCACCCGCGCTGGATTCAATAACACGGGGTACGTGAGCCGGCCGGCCGGTGCAGACCCCACCCCCTGCCGTTTGCGTGGCTGCGACACGCCCGACCGCGGGATCTTTATCCACAGGTTTGGCTGCGGTTGGGGATAAAGGTTGTGGATAACTTCTATTAAATATG